GCACCCATCGTGAGTACGCTCACGCCGTAGCAGCAGCTTACGAGATTACTTACGAATCAATGACGGGTGATTTGTCAAACGTCAATTATTCGAGCTTTAGGGGCGGATGGCTTGAGTTTAGTAGGCGAATTGCTTACTTGCGAGGGAAGGTTTCCATCCCCGGAATGCTGGCGCCGGTGTGTGAGTGGCACGACGAATTGGCTCGGATGGTTGGCCTGCTGAAAGGGCCAATGAGCTGGACCCATACCCCGCCGCGTCGGGAGATGATCGATCCAACCAAGGAAATTCCAGCGCTGATTTTGGCGGTGAGGGCTGGGTTTATGAGCTTGTCAGAAGTACAGCTATCATTTGGTTATGTACCAGAGGAAGTAATTGAAGAGCTGAGCAGAGACCTACAAAGAGCCAGGGATGCCAGCTTGATCCTGAGCACAGATGCCGCATTGGTTTCCAACTCTGGCGTAACGCAGGCTCGTCCGGCAGGATCTGCATTCACCAGCTCCGCACCTGACCCTGGCGCAGACGAGGACGGCAGCGACCCGCCGGATTGATGGCGCTGACCGCTTAAACTACCTTCAGCATCTGAGCATCAATGGCCCCAGGAGTAACCGTTAAAGCCGCCGCTACTGCCCCAGTGTTGCGGCTCTATGGCGAAGTCGGGGTTGACGTGTTGGTTGACGACGTGGCCCGAGCGCTGGACGCTGCAGGGGGGCGTGATGTGGAGATTCACCTGTTTTCGCCTGGCGGTGTGGCGGTCGAAGGAATGGCAATCCATGACGTGTTGGCGGCCTACAAAGGCAAGAAAACCTATGTGATAGATGGCTTGGCAGCATCTGCAGGCTCGATTATCCCGATGGCTATCAGCAAAGCCAAGGGTGATCGCCGCTTGATGCCAGACAACGCCCTGCTGATGATCCACAACTGCTGGGGCGGATCGGTTGGAGACGCCGATTCGATGGATGCCGCGGCGGCCATGCTGCGCGTGCACTCCCAGGTTTATTCCACCACCTATGCCAAGGCATCAGGCCAATCGGTCGAACAGATTGTGGAATGGATGGGCGCGGCGCAGGGGGGTGGTACCTGGTTTACCGCCGAAGCGGCCCTGGCGGCTGGCCTGATTGATGCAGTGATCGACCCGGTAGACGTGCGTGCCAGCGTCCCGGCTCTGCCTGCGGGGCGATTCCCTAACCCTCCAGGGTGGGTGTCTAAGGCCCTGGCGTCAATGGTTAGAATAGAATCAGGAGATCACCCTGAACACTCCCGAGCTGAACACATGCCCACGCAAGATCAGGCCGGGAGCGCACCGGCCGCCGTCACCGAAGCGCCTCCCGTGGTTGCTTCTACCGAAGCTGCCCCTGTTGCCCTTGCAGTAGTGCAAGCCGCCGTAAGCCCCGTTGCCTCAACCGCTGTTGCGGATTCCGTGGCTCTTGCCAATGCACAGCGCGAAATTGAAATCCGCCGTTGCGCGGCCGAGGCCAATATCGCTCCTATCGCGGTGCAAGCCATGGTTGACAGCGGTAAGCCGTTTGCTGATGTTGCCCTCGAAATTGTGAAGGCCCACGCCGGCCCGCTTGAAACCGTCGCCAGCAAGGCGGGCCACCCTGCCCGCCTCCAGGTCACCCGCGACGCGGGGGACACTGTGATGGCCGGCATTGGGGACATGCTGTACGCACGGATCAATCCTCTGGCCCAGATCTCTGACGTTGGCCAAGAGTATCGAGGTTATTCCTTGATGGAATGCGTAAGGGCCTATGCCAACTCGCGGGGCATAAGCACTGTGGGTAGGTCTAAAAATGAGCTAGTGGCCATGGCCATGCACAGCACTAGCGATTTTCCATTGCTGTTTTCTAATCTAGCAGGCAAATCTTTAACTCAATTCTACGAAGAAGAGCCTCATACCTGGAAGGGGCTTGCACGCCAACGAAATTTACCAGATTTCAAAAGAGCAAGCGATTTAACTATTGCCGCCGATCTTACGCCAGAGCTTACGCCTGAAGGCGGCGAATACAAAACAGGCACTCTGAAGGAAGCAGAAGCTACCTGGAGGCTGTTTACATATACCAAAAAAATTGTAATTTCTCGGCAAGCAATTATCAATGATGATCTGTCTGCCTTGGAGCGAACTCCTGAATTTTTAGGTCGTGGGTTTCGTCGCTTGGAATCCAATCTTATATGGGCAATGATCACTGGCGATGCCACTGTATCGGTAGACGGTCTTGCATTGTTTAATGCAGCTCACAATAACACCGGCACAGGCGCCATTGGTATTGCCGGTGTAAACGCAGCCCGAAAGGCAATGCGAAAGCAAAAAGATATAAGCAACGTTACGGTTAATTTGACCCCTGAGTTTATGATTGTTCCATCAGATCTAGAAGCAACTGCCGAGCAATTTCTCTATCCTGATGGTTACGCTCCTGCTGCGTTGACTGGAAACTCTGGGCCCAATCCCTACGCAAGGAAGATGCAATTAATAGTTGAGCCACGTCTTGATGGTTCCGCAACGCAATGGTATGCAGCCGCTGGCCCAACTAGAACGCCTGGCATGGTGTGGGGTTACCTGGCAGACGAGCCTGGTCCTACCATTACATCAGAGCCCGAAAGGGATCCTGATGGCCTGAAGCTGCTGGCTCGTTCTGATTTTGGTTGCGCCATTGAGGATTTCCGTTTTATTTATCGCAGCTCTGGCGCATGATTTTAACCATTGCGCTTTAGCTTTAATGTTTAACTTTCCCCAATTCCATTAAAAACAATGCAAGGACCTATTCAAGAAGGAAAAATCCTATCCATTGCCGCTCCTTACGTTGTCGCCTCTGGTGGCGGCGCGTTGGTTGGCGCTTTGTTTGGTGTTGCCGTAACCGCTTTAGCCAGTGGGGAGGTTGGCAGCTTCATGCTTGAAGGAGTTCACGAACTTCCTAAGGCCACTGGCGCCACCGCCAGCCTTTACGCCAAGGCGTATTGGAATGACACCAACAAGAACGTGACAGCCAGCGCCAGCGGCAACACCCTTATCGGTGTGTTTGTGCCAATTGGATCCCAGTCTGCCGCTTACGCTTCTGGCGCTACGTTGGCCCACGTCCGCCTTAACGGCGCCTTCTGATGAGCTGGGCCCGCCTGTCAGCTGATGCAGATCGGGCGGCCCTGGATTTCATGGGCGGCGTCAGCGTAATTGCTGGCGCCGTTACTGGCCGTGGTTTTTTGGAGGAAAACAAAGAGCTGGTCTTTGATGATGGAGTGGAGGTTGTCCCATGGCTACTAAAGATCAGAACCGCAGAATTTGGCCATCTTGACTATAACCATTCTCTTGTAGTTGATGGCATTGCATTTAAGGCAACAAGGCCGCCAGAGCCACTGCCCGGTAGCGAGCCTAGGGCGCTGAGCTGGAGCATGGTGAGGCTAGCCCGCACCGCCACCGCATCCATCCCCCTAGTTTCCCGCCTCCTCCGCACCGGCTCCGGCCAGTTGCTGGTTACCGGCTCCGGCCGTTCGCTGCAAACCCAGCCGTCCTAAGCCATGACCCAAACACCGCTCACGATTTCCCAACTGCCAGACCTGGGCAGCGTCCAGGGCAGCGACCGCCTGGTGTTGGACCGCATCGGCGCGGCGGTAACGGCCGGGGCGTTTGTTGTTGGGCAAGCGTATCAAATTATCAGCGTAGGCAATACCTCTTTCATGGCAATTGGCGCCGAATCAAATACAGTTGGCGCTTATTTTGTAGCCACTGGTGCTGGCACTGGCACCGGCACGGCGGGGCCGATCAATACCCGGAATGCAGCGGTCTCAGCGGTGGCGGCGATTTTAGGGGTTGGCCCCCAGGGTCCTGAGGGGCCAACCGGGCCGCCAGGCGCTAGCGGGGCTACGGGAGCGGCAGGACCTCAAGGCCCAGCAGGCCCTGCAGGCCCAGCAGGCCCGCAGGGGTCAACGGGTGCGACGGGGGCCGCAGGTGCTGCCTCGACGGTTCCGGGGCCAACTGGGCCTGCAGGGCCTGCTGGGCCGGCGGGTGCTGCGTCAACGGTTCCTGGCCCGATTGGACCGCAGGGCCCTCAGGGCCCTACCGGCGCAACGGGCAGTAGCGCCTACCAGGCGGCCGTGGCTGGCGGTTTTTCAGGGACCGAAGCACAATGGCTGGCGTCTTTGGTTGGCCCGCAGGGGCCTCAAGGGGTGACCGGGCCTCAGGGCCCAGCAGGCCCGCAGGGGTCAACGGGTGCGACGGGTGCGACGGGTGCCACCGGCGCGACAGGCCCCCAGGGGCCTGAGGGGCCGGCAGGGCTTGCCCCATCTGAGTCACTGGTGGTAGAACTCAGCGGCACCCAGGCCGACCCAACCGCAGCAACCGCAGTTGAGCGGTTTAGGTTTCCCTGGCCTGCACAAATCCTGGCGTCAGCCCTGAGCGCGGAAACTGCTGCATCAGGGTCTGCGTTTATCGTCAATGCTAGGCTGAACGCCACCTCGATCTACAGCACCCTCCCGCAAATTGCGATCGGCAGCACCGAAGGCAGCAGCGGCACGCTGTCAATCACGACTGCAGCGGCGGGTGATATTCTGCGGTTTGACATCACGCAGGCTGGTGGTGGCTGCAGGTTGGCCCAGCTGTATCTCACAGTGCGGAGGACCGGCTAGATGGCTCCAAATTTCATTTTGCTCAACACCACCACCGGCAAACTGGTGGCGTACCCACGGCTCGACGATCAACCCGTAGAGGGCCTCGACGCTCACTATGAGGTGCTGGCCATTGTGCGGACCCCCCAGCCGGAGCACGACCCCACAACCCATAGCATTCGGGAGATCCAAACGATTGACCGCGCTGCAGGGCAATGGATCTGGAGCTGGTTAGTTGAACCATTACCGACTCCGCCGCCAGCACCGAATTGGCGAACATTCAAGCGCACCCTGTTGGCCCACCCTGCGATCAACCAGATGCTGGCCGGCAGTCTTAGCACCGCCCCAGCAGCGGGCCTGTCGTTGCCATCAGCCCTGCTGCTGGTGGCCGCTGCAGGGGCAGGCGACCCGGACGATTTTCGTGGGGCCTGGATCGCCATGCGGCGGCAGGGGTTGGTCAGCTCTGAACTGTTGCAGGAGGTTCGAGGACTGGCGCTGGCCTTGCACTTGCCTGATTCATTCGTGGCGGCCCTGGGTGGCGCTGCCCGCCCGCTGGCGATGGCGGTAGGGCAGGAGTGGGTAGATGCCTCCGGCGACTTGTGGGTTGTGGTGCAGGCCCGTGATGCTGACGGTCAGTTTTTGCCCGACGACCCCAGCACCATTGAGCGCGAGTCACTGGCCTGGGAGCGGCAGGAATGAGCATAATTTGGCTCAATTCAAGGCGGTTTACTCCCCCTGCTGGCGAAGAGTTTTGGACCCCCGCCGAGTGGGGCACGTCCATAGTCTGGTATGACCCCCGCGACTCGTCCAGAACAAGCAACCTGATCACGGGAGTACAGGACAAAAGCGGAGGCGGCCGTCACCTGACCGCTACGGTTGGTCAGCGACCGGCTTATATCGCAGACTGGCTTAATGGTCAGCCTGCAATGAACTATGGAGCTGCACTCAATAACAATAGGCTTTCGTGGACGGGTACAGCATTTGACCCGGTGCGAACTTTTGGCGTGGCTCATTATGAGGGGCCGGACCCAATTGTGGGATTTACTGGACTGCTGTCATACCCGTTCGCCACCAATGCTAGTTTGCTTCTTGCAGAGGCTCCAAACCAATGGTTTGGGCTCCGTCCGGTTTTTCTGAATGGCGTTGAAACGTCCTCTAACATTGCGATGCCCACGATTGCAGCGCCGTTCCTGTGGGCGGATGATATAGCGCCATCTGCCGGTAGAAACACCATCTGGGTAGGGGCTGATAGATTCGAATTTAACCGTGGCTGGCGTGGAAAAATAGGGCAAGTAATTATCACGTTGTTTCTGCCGACGCTGCGAGAACGCAGGATCGTCACGGGTTACCTGGCCTGGGAGTATGGATTGGAATGGCTGCTTCCTGCTGATCATCCGTTCCGCAACCGCCGGCCCCTGCTCTCTGACTAAACGCCACCCAGCAACAGCCATGGCTTACAGTTTCTAAGTTAATTGTTTTGGCTAGATTGAAACAACAGCCGCAACCCAAGGTAATCACAGCTGGATTGGTTGGATCAATTGGCGCCATAGCGGTGTTGCTTGCGTTGCTATTTTTAGGGCATAAATATAAAGATGATTGTCTTGCTGTTGGCAAAGATTTTGAGCAATGCTGGGAAAAGGGACTGACAATAGCTGGAATGAATGCTGGAGGGCCGCTTAGTGCAGCAGTAATTTTTGGCTACATCGTTGGCCAGTTTGGCAAAGAAAAAGAAAAAGCTGAAAAATATCAAGAGGGTTACTGGAAGTACAACCCAGAGCTTCGCCGTGATGGTGATAGCGAGCCGTCAGAAGCGCCTAGGTCACCACGCAACAGTAACGATGGGCTATAATTGCATTGCATCCACAATAGCATTGAGCAATGGCGGAATCTGAGCAAATCACTCACGCGGCTTTGGCTGAGAAAATAGGTGAAGTCAAAGGTTCTATCGATACAATGTGTGCGCTTTTAGCGGAGCGAAGCAAGTACCACGATGCTTTGGAGAAATCACATAAAGACCTGGCCAAGGATGTTGAAAATTTGAAGATAAAAATGGGTCAGTTCACGGTAGCGGCGGTGGCGATTTGGGCCGTGTCATTGATTGCTTTTGAAAAATGGATTGATCGCAGTCATCCCCAAAAAGACTCCAGCGCTATCATGCCCCCAGCACTAGTGAGGGGGAGGGGATGAACGCCAGAGATTCCATTACCGCAGCCATTGCCCTTTGCCTGTTTTCGTCTCCTGCGATCGGCATCGGCGGGGCCTTCCACATCTGCCAGCGGCGTTCTACCGATTGCTTGAACGGGTGGACAGCTGCTGGCTCTGGAGCCCTGGCTGCGGCCGGCTTGGGTGCTGCCATCCTGGCGAAGCTGGACGATCCTCCCGTCGCAACGGGACTCACCGAGCCCCAGCAGGACCGCACCCCCAACCCATGACGCTCCCCATCGACGCCCAGATCATGGATGCCCTGGCTGATCTGCTGCAGGGCGCAGCGGCCACCGAGGACCGGAGCGATATTCCTGGGGTTGGGCTGCTCCTGCTCGATCCCAGCCGAGTGGCGACCGAAGGCGATGGCGTGGTGATTCGATTGGAGCAGGGCGACCCAGGCGAGGGCATGGCCAGGGACCAGGTTGCGGATACCTGCCGGGTGCAGACAACGCTGCCAATCATGGTCACGATTTACATGCCCCGGCAGCCGGGCGATCCGCCCAACTGGCGTTTACTGGGCCCGTTCTACGCCGAGGTGCATCGGCGGATCATGGCCACCCCTCGCGCACTGGGAGGCCTGTGCCAGGGCATTCAGTCAAATGGACGGCAGTTTCCGGAGCCCGACTCACAAGCGTGTTGGCTGCGGCTGCTTTACACTGTGACCTATAAGACGGCAGAACATGACGTGACTGTGAGCCGATGAGCGACCCCCAGCCCCAAGTTCCCGGCATCCCCGGCGAATTCATCCGCGACCCAGGCGAAACCAAATGGCGCCGCGATCCTGCGGCGATTACATGCGAAGACCCTAAGACTGAGCCCGTAGAGCCCCAGGCCGCAGAGCCCGAGGCCCCTGCTTCAGCTTTGCCCACCACTGACCCCGAGACCAATGGCATTTCGCGACCAGATTTTCACAATCAAAGCCGAGGAAGTAAGCGGCACCCTTGAAACCCTTGCGGCTGCGGATGTTATTCGGTGCGGCAAGTTCACGCCCAAGGTTCAAGATTTTACAGCGATTGAGCGGACGCAGTTAGGCGTCAGGCCTGGCACGCCTCAAGCGTCTCGGATGACCGACAAAAAGACGACCTTCACCGTTCCGTTTGAATGGGCAGGCAGCGGCACCCCAGGCACCCCTAGTGGGATCAACAAGATCTGCCTGGCTGCTGGTCTGAATTCTGCGGTGGTGACGAGCACCAGCATCACCCGAGCCCCGGCATGGCCGTTCCCGGCTACTACTTATTCGGTCGGCACCTTTGTGGATGGTGTCCGATATGCGGGAGCCGGCGCACTGGTTAGCAAGTTGACGATCGAGGCCAAGGCCGGTCAGCCTCTGATGGGCATGGCAGATTTTGTGGCCCTCTACCGGGCTCCTCTCACGCAAGCCAACCCGGCGGTACCAAACTGGCCGACCCAGGTTGATTCGGTGGTGTTCGATTCATCCTCAACAACCCCTGGAACTTGCACGCTGACCCCTGCCGGTGGATCCGCTGTAGGACTGTGCTTTGAAGAGTACACCTATACGAAAGAAAATATCTATTCTTTAATTAGCAACGCTGGCTGTTTGCCTTATTTTGCCGTTACTGACTACAAAATAAGTGGTACGGCCAAAGTTGCTCGCCCTGCAATTGCGACGCTTGATCTGTTTGGGATTGCCGAAAGCTCAACCCTGTGCGCAATGGCGCTGCCTATTGGCACCACTGCCGGCAACATCATGACCTTCAATCACCCACGGATTCAGCTCATTTGCGATTTGGAGGACAACAAGGACCTTCCTTATATCTCTTTTTCTTGGGAGGGCAGGTTCGGCGACAACGCCAACCAAGAACCGTTTATTGTTGAAACCTGATCACCCAAGCTGCCAACCCTAACCCCTTGCCCTGACTCTTATGTTTAGGATTAACAAAAGCGAAACCCGTGAATGGACTGTTATATGTATTGATCCTAATGACCGCACGCATAAACAAGAGACGTTCGTAGGTTTATTCCATTGGTTGGATCAGCCAAGAATAGATGAAATAAACAAGCAATGCCGCCAAAGGCAGATTGCCGAATTGACCGGCGAATCTACGGAAGGCATGATTGATGATATGAAAATTGCTAGGGAAGTTCTTGCAGGATGGAGGGAAATCACCGACGACCAAACCGGCGAGCCCTACGAGTTCACCGAAGCAAGAAAGGAAGCAGCAATTAAAGGAGCCCTTTTTGCTGGCTGGGTTGTACTCGCATGGAATGAAATGATCCAAGGCGGGCGAAAAAAAACCTCCAAGACGCAGCCAGGTTTTGGCTAAATGAACTCGCCGCACCAGCTAGGACCCATGATCCAACCAAGCTGTCAGCAGCAGCAGCAGCCATGGGGCTTGCCCCTCCTCCTGCTGAATGGATCGAGCAGGGCAAGCCTCCCCTGCCAAGGGAGTTCTTGGTCTGGCCTGAGAACTGGCCTGCGGTCGAGCTGTTCATGCGTTGCCAGACTCAATGGCGCCCCAATCCAGTCACCGGCAAAGGCCTTGTTTATGAGGTATTACTAGCCATGGGAAAAACCTACAAAGTAAAAAAATTGCCTGCTGTTATCGAAGACGTGCAGGTTATGGAATATACAATCATTAGCGAGGGGTCGAGTTAATGGCTACTACATTCGACGCGATCCTAAAGATTGCCACCCAAGTTGTTGGGGCTGAAAATCTTACAAAGCTGTCGTCTGGAATCAGGGGAGTAGAGCAGGTTGCGAAAAACGCTGACGCGGCGCTAGGTGGCGTTGGCAACGTGGTGCGCGGGTTAACCGGTGGGATTGCTGCACTGGGGGTTGGGTTGTCCGCTGCTGGGATTGTTACCTTTGCGAAGGGCGCAATTGATGCCGCCGATGATTTGCGCGACTTGAGCCAGCAGACAGGCGCGAGTGTGGAAAGCTTGAGCAGATTTCAGCAAATGGCAAATATGTCAGGCGCCAGCATTGACGACGTAGGCAAGGCAATGGTCAAGCTCAACCGGAACATGGTTGTAGCTGCAACAACCGGCAAGGGCCCTGCCGCCGAAGCGTTGCAGGCGCTTGGCTTGAGCGCAACGGATGCTGCCGGCCGCTTGATTCCTGCTGATGAACAAATGCTTAGGATCAGTGAGCGATTTGCGCAGATGGAAGACGGCGGTAAAAAAACCGCATTGTCTATAGACTTGCTAGGCAAAAGCGGCGCCAATATGATTCCAATGTTGAACGAAGGAAGGCAGGCGATTACAGGATTAAATGCAACACTTAGTACGGAGTTCGCAGATAAGGCCGACGCTTACAACGACAGCCTGTCTGCGATGGGTGCAGTATTTGGCCAGATCGGAACTGAGATTGCCGGTCAGTTGCTGCCTTACCTTTCCAGCGCAGTTGATTGGCTGGCAAAGGTGGGCATCGGATTTAGGGATTGGATCGTCGGCAATAGGGAGCCGATCAGGCAGACGATCGAAACGATTGCCACCGTGGGTCAGGCATTGGGCCCGTGGGTGGTTGGCATTGGCGCGGTGGTCGGCGCTTACAAGGTGCTGACCGAGGCGCTTAAGGCGGCGGCCGTTGCCCAGGCGATCCTGCAGGGGCTGTCCGGCCCGGCGGGATGGGCCCAATTAGCGCTAGCCGCAGGTCTCACGGCAGGGGCGGTCTGGGGCATCAATGAAGCCATGAAGGGCACCAAGGCATCGACGACCGAAGCAGAGCTGGAGGCTCAGAAGTTGGTGGCAGGAATGACGGGAGTCAAGATGGAAGCCGAGGCAATCACCCCCCCTGTTGAAAAAGCGAAGTTTAATCAAGAGGCTTTCAATGGTGCAATCGATGAAAGTAACGACCAATATCAGAGGCTTAACGCCACAATTCAAGCAACGAGCCAAGCGATTAGCCTAAACGAAAAGCTGTCTGCTGCTGTTTATACAGCAGACCTGGCCATAAACAATACAGCAAAACAAATCCTACAAACCAAGCTAGGTCTGGCCGAAACTGAGGCAGAAAAAATAGGGATTATTGGACAGATCATGGCCTTAGAACTGGAAGCGGCCAGACTTCAGAGAGATGCTGCTGTTGCTCAGATTGAGTCAGAGGTTACAATTGCCGACCTTAAAAGGCAATCTGCCTGGGCAGAGCTTCGCAAGGCTGACGCAGCGCTAGCAACAGCAAGGGCTATCAGCGCCGGAACGGAAGCTGAACAAGAAAGAATTAGGGCAATGGAGCAGGGCCTAGAGCTGGCCAAGCAAACCGCAAATGCCGCCGATCGAGAATTTATAACGACTGACGCGATAGCTAATCAAAGGGTGCGGGCCATTAACGCTCAGTTTCAGCTAACCGACTTCCAAGCCAGAGCTGCTGCACAGGCCGCGACCATCCAAGCCAGGGAGGCAGGCGATCGAGCCGCACGCCTAGGAGAGTTTCTCCTGTCTGACATTAACGATGCCGGCGGTTCCGTCCAGGGCCAGCAGTACAAGACTCGTCGCACGTCAACCGGGGGGAGCGTCAGTGAGCTGGTGAGCTTTGCCGGCGGCGGCTCCACCGGCAACGGCCCACGGTCTGGCGGGCTTGATGGGCGGGGCGGATACCTGGCAATGGTCCACCCCAGGGAGCGGATTATCGATCTTGAGTCCACTGCTGCCGGGGGCTCCAGAGGCGGCAGCTTTACCGCTGAGTTCAAGCTCAACCACACCGGCCCGGTCTACCGACTCCCAGACGGATCCAACGCCATAACCATGGCCGACGCCGAAGCAATTACCGCCAGGGCGCTGGAGGACTATGAGGCCTACCGGGTCAGCATTGACGGCCGCCGTGCGATAGGGATTGCCTGATGCCCGACTACGGCCCCCACGTCTACACCCAGACTCTGAAGTGGATGGATAGCAGCGGCAACGCAAAGGGGCGTTGGCACCGGCTCGACATCAACAACAGCCCCTTCACTTCCTTTGATGCTGGCGATGGCGACGGGGTGCAACGCTGGGAGTTTCAGGAGTTCAACTGCCCTGGGTTTGATTCTGGCCTGGTGTCGGGATCGGTCGCGATCACCTGCGCGTACTCCCCTGCTGTTCTGGCCCTGGCGATCGATGCGAACGCTAACCAATGGCTGATCGAGGTGACTCAGTTCGAGGTTGTCCTGGGCGGGCTCAGCCGGGTTGATTCGGTCCTGGTCGGCAGCATCACCGCCAGCGGCCCCCTCACAGGCGTCACGATCACGGGCACCATCTCACCGCCCCCGGTTGCGGTGACGGTGCCGCCAATCGTGCTCACGCAGGAGCTGATAGGCACGCCCTGCGTGTTGGATTTCTCAAGATGAACGGATCTCTGAATACAAAATTTGGGAACCGCCCATGGAACCGTGCAGAAGCTCTGAGCGCGTGGATAAAAAACGGAGGAGATCCACGCGCCTTTGGCGTTGAGTACGGAACCGTCAAAGTATCATTTGCGGCCAGCAAGGCACCGGCCGCCCTCGGCAGCTCGGTTCGTCTTACGGCTATCAATAGCGCCGATGTTGACTCCCCATGGAATGCCAACCAGCAGGCAATGACCCTGCTGGAGCGGGCGCCCATCGTCTGGTGCCGGCGCATCGGCGACACCTGCGGCAGCCCATCAGATGCAGGCATCGGCGGGGTGATCGTTAGCCCGAAGGCCACGGCCTGCCGATTTGATACTCCCCTGCTGGAGGGCCAGCCCGTGGCCAATGCCGTGGCGGTGAAGTGGAGACTGGTTGTCTCCCAGGGGAAGCTCGGCGGCATCTCGGTCAATGGAGTCTTCCAGGGCCGCTGCCGGGTTGGGAGCTTCAGCCAGTCCTATGGCCCAAAAACTGCCGGCACCTGGACGCCCGGCAATTTCCTAGTTGATGTTTATTCAGGGTCGCAATTAATTGCCAACAAAGTGCAGGCGCCTACGCAATGCGGCACGGTTGGTACACATAAAGACCTAACAACCGTATCGTTTAGCGCTGTAAACTTCAACGGTTTTGATGGTGACGGCGTCGGACTGCCAGACCGTGGCCACTGGAAGCGGCAGATTCATCTATTTATTCGCAATGGAGTCGAATCAGTCAGGCTGCTGGATAATGTCTACGGCAGCTCCAACAACCTAGGCGATCTTTATTTATACCTACTAAACAATGATGGCCGCACAGCACCGGTTCGGATTGATCGGGAGTCGCTGACCGCAGCTGCTCGGTTTATGGATGTCAACGGGCTTTACTGGAATGGGGTGCTATCAGAGCCGACCAGCATCAGCGACTGGATGAGCCACTTTGGGCCCTATTTCATGGTGCGCGAAACCAAGATCGCCGGTCGCTATGGCGTGCGGCCACTGCTGCCCGTTACGCCATCTGGGGCCATCGACACCGAGCCATTGAGCCCCGCGTGGGTGTTTGATGGCGAGGCGATCGTCGATGGGAGTTACACCTGGCAGCTGGTTAGCCCTGAGGCGAGGCGCCCCTACCGGGCTGTGGTGGCCTGGCGCCAGCAGGGCCCCGACGGATTGTCCAGGATGATCCGGACCACGGAGGTGGCCTATGACTCCACCCCAGAAACCGCGCCAACAGAGGAGCACGATCTGAGCCAGTTCTGCACAACCGAGATTCACGCCGCCAGGGCGATCCGGTTTGGCCAGGCAAAGCGCCGGCACCTCACCCACTCCGCTGCGGTGGCGATTAAGTCCGGCTATTGGAACTCGACCCTGGGAGAGGGCGAGCTGATTCAAGTGCAGCTGGATCGCGAGGACGTAGACGGGGTGAGCAGCCCCATGGTCGAGCTCTACTGGATCGTCTCTGCCAACACCGGCCGCGAGGGCACCCTGACCCTGCAACTGGAGCACTGCCCGGTCGATGGGCTAGGGCGATCACTGGTGGCCCTGGACGTGGCGGCGGTTCAGGTTGAGAACATCACCCTTTTGACCGGTGACAGCGCCCCCTCCTGCGATGCGGACCCCGGCCGGGCGACCGATTGTTCGATCCCCGCGCCCGACGAGGAGAGCTGGACCAGTGACGAGGTTTGGTTCTATGGCCGCTACGGGCGTCGGCCGGTTTCCGGCGAATACGCGGGCGGCGGCTTCGGTGTGGGTGGCGGTGGTGGTGGCGGTGGTGGTAGTGGCAGTGGGGGAGGCGGCGGCGGTGGTGGCGCTGCTCCCCCTGCCCCCTTGCCACCTACCGGCCCGGTCGAGCCACCTGAGATCCCATCCCAACCTGACACCCCAGACGGCCCGGCGGATCCGCCGGTACCACCGAAGCCGCCCCAGAATTACACAAAATACACCTTGCTCTTATATTTTAGAAAAAAAACACCACCTGGAACTGTAGTGATAGAGCAGTTTGATATACCCATTGGCGCAGGGCAACGCGCGTATATTGATGGTGATGTGTCAAACAACAGCCTCACACGTGTTCAGACAGTAAATGCTGACGGGACGCTTGGCTTCATTAGGGATGTCGAACACCTTGTAAACGGCGGCTATCAGGCGACCTGGCCGTACCAGTGGGAGGGGCGATCCCTTAGCCCTGGATATATCTAATGGCTGATTTCCCCGCCCTGCGCCCCGCCACCGTCTCGATCACCCCTGGCGTGGTCCCCACCACCCTGCAGGTTGGCTACGACGGCAGCAGCACCACCAGCACGGCCGACACGGTGCCAGCGGGCGATGCTCTGGTGATGACCTTCCAGGGGCTCTCTGAAGCCCAGGCCCGCAGCGTGCCAGACCACCAGCTGAGCCAGCAGGGCCGGTCGTTCGGATTCAACTCAGCCACCCTGGCGCCATCGGAAACCCCGCCAGGATTCCGCTGGACCTATGCCCGGCCGGTTACGCAGGACGACATTCGGGCGGTGCCGGGGACTGAGTTCTATGCCCTCACGGTTGAGTTCGTTGGGGCCTGGATCCGTCGGGCATCGACACCTTCGGCATCGGTTCGGATCCAGCTGAGGACCCGAGGCGCCAGAGCGCTGCCCGCCGGCACGCCATCGGCATCGGTCAACCTGCGGCTCACCACCACGGGCGCTGGGATGCAGACTGGCACCCCTTCACAATCGACGCTGCTGCTACTAAAGACCACTGGGGCAGGCATTATATCGACGCCATTAAATGATCCTGACTACGGCAAGGTCATCCTGCATTTACCGCTTACGAGTGACAGCGGCTTTACTGATGTCAGTGGCAGGTCAACAGTGACGCCTGGCAATGTGTCAATCAGCACAACGGTGGGAAGGTGGGGCGCTGGCAGTGCATATTTCAGCGGCGCTACTGGTGCTTGGATGTCTGCTGCGCTGGCAGATATTATAGGTGCGTCAGACTATACAATACGGTTTTGGTTTATGCAGACTGGGGACACACAAGACGGATTGTTCCAGTTTTACGACAACCTTAATGAGTCTAATTTCTTTGTTCCCAACGATGCTTTACAGTGTCTTCGGAGTGGTGTTAATTGGATTACCGTCGTAGGCGCCGGGTTTGTTCACAATGGACCGCTTGATGTTCCGGTAATAAATCAATGGGCATTCTTTCAGCACACCAGGGCAGACGGAATTGTGACAACAACTATAAATGGCGCGGCAGATCCAAATCCTGACACCAGTCCTTACGGCAGTAGCATTACCCAAACTCTTCTAGCAATTGGCTTGCAAAGTGGTAATTTTATAGCTCGCCGATGGAATGGATATATCAGCGACTTCCAGGTGTCCCTAGTTGCACGGCCTCACGATGTCCCGAGTGGGCCGCTGCCGATTTTCTAGCAGCTCACACCGCTCTCAGTTGAACCCCGCTCACCTGCCACAGATCCCCAGACAGCAGGTCCCAGGATGGCGCCGAGGCATAGCGCCATCGAACCGGGACCGGCGGAACTGCACGCCCCACCCACACCGCAGCCGGCAGCTCCCAGGATGACAGCAGCCCCACGGTCCGAAAGTGGGCTTTAAAATCGCTGAATTGCGCGGCGGTGAACACCGGCAGGGGCAGGCTCACGGTCTGGCCAGACAGGCTGTCGCTCAATCGAAACCGCCGATCAAGTTCGGCAGCGATATTAAAATCACCCATGGTATGTGGCCTCCCAATCGGGAGGCAGGATT